GTATATTCAGTCGACCTTACCACTGCAACCTGTCGGTTTCCTTTGAAACCACAACTGGACATGTTGCGTATTATGGGTCTGGACACCGTATTCCTCAATGCTCTGCAATGGGCATGTAAAGGAACTTGGGATGTAGGATCGGAACTTCTTCCGATGTTTCCACCTACTATAGCATGGAGTACTGGTCAGCCTTTGGGCATTGCACTATCCATGTCTATGTTTTCTTTAGCTCATAATCTCCTGCTTCTCGGCATCAGCCGAGCTGTAGGATCTCCGAAGGATTGCTTTCGCGTCCTAGGGGATGACGTGGTAATCACGGACTACAAAGTCTATGATGAATATACACGTATTATGGGCTTGTGTGACGTGCCTATCAGCACAAACAAATCACACATCTCCGACCGGTTCGCGGAGTTCGCCGGGTATATGATTACCCCGGACTTATTAATTCGCGCCGGTCAATGGCGAATGGCAGAGATGAAAAATCACCTTGCCTTAGCCAGAGAACTGAAAACTCCCTTATACGGTGAAGTCTCCGAGGGAATGATCAAAGCTGAAAAGTTAGATTTATTCTCCTTGGGGATTTATAATCCACCTAAAAGTCAATGGAGTAAGTATCTCCGGGCAAACACTGCACTGGTGTATCGGGAAATCCCGTACACAGATGGCAGCCTCTACTCGCGAAAAGTCCGCGAATACTATCGTAAGCTTTTTAATAAGCCCATAGATGGTATTTATCCGGAATTTATTTCGGATGAGATCTCTGAGATAGACTTTGTTTCAAAGCCTGTCAAAGACCTCGTGGATACGGATCCAGTCCGGTACAGGTGGCTCCTTGGCCACTTGTACGGGCTACGAACCGTTGCAGAGCACAGTGTTTTCAGTGCTTGTTGGCAACTTCTCGTAGTCCTAGCGAGTCAGTGTACTGTACATGGTCGAGAACATTTGTTCCAGATGGTGTACAGTTCTGTCCGAGGGCGGCTAATGTCTATTATTTGGAAGAGCACTATTGCAAATCCATTTAATAATGCTGATTATCAGCATACCAAGGCATTGCTCAAAGCACTTGCAGAGAGCTAGCCCACTCCGGTGGGACGGCCGCAGAGAGGCG